TAAGATGGTCATCTGTGGTCAAAGTGGTGTGGGCAAGACAACTCTTGCTCGCACTCTTGATCCTGATAAGACTTTGTTTATTGACCTTGAGGCAGGCGATACTGCAATTAAGGATTTTCCTATTGATGTAATTAGACCTAAAACATGGCAAGAGTGTCGTGATTTTGTTTGTTACATTGGTGGTGTCAATCCATCTTTGTCAAGAGAGCCTTATGACCATATCCATTACGAAAGAGTAATGCAGGAGTTTGGTGACAAATTAGTTCAAATGCACAAATACGATACTATATTTGTTGATAGTATTACAGTTGCAGGACGTTTATGTTTTCAATACTGCATGTCTCACCCTGATAATGTTATAGAAAGGTCTGGTAAAGTTGATACTAGATCTGCCTATGGTATGCACGGAAGAGAAATGATGGGATGGCTTACGCATCTACAACATATTAGAGATAAAAATGTTATTTTAGTTGGCATACTTGACTCTAAGATAGATGACTATGGTCGCACCAACTACGAGTTGCAAATTGAAGGCTCTAAAACTGCACGAGAACTACCTGGAATTGTTGATGAAGTTATTACAATGACAGTTATGGGTGGTACAGATGGTGTGCAACCATACAGAGCTTTTGTATGTCAAACTCTTAACGAATGGGGATACCCAGCCAAAGATAGATCAGGTAAGCTTGATGTAATTGAAGAGCCACATCTTGGTAAACTTATAAATAAGCTTAATGGATCTGCACAGAAAAAGGATTTAACATTTGTTGATCCACAATCACAACCAACACAGAAAGGAGAAGTCCAGTGATTGATTTAAATAATATTGAAAATGGGGGTGGTTCTGATTTCGAACTTATCCCTGAAGGTACTATTGCAAGAGCAATTATTACCATTAGACCACACGCAGTGGTAATTCCTGAATTAAGTAATACACCTATATTTAAGGATACACCATCTTCATCAGCTAAATGGCTTGATGTTGAGTACACTATTATTGGTGGTCCATTCGATAAGCGTAAATTTTGGACTAATCATTTTTTTGATGGCGATGCCAAAGATGATAATGGTGTATCTAAATCAAAAAAGATTGGATTACAGTGGTTGAAGGCAGTTGTAGAAAGTCATAATGATATTTCTGCAATGGATGCTTCGCCACAAGCTCAAGCAGTAAGACAAATAGACATGCAAAAAGGTGGTATTGCCACCATAAATGGTATGAATGTTTGTGTAAAAGTTGGTATTGAGAAATCTAATAATCCTCAATATGCTGATCAGAATAAATGCAGAGTTGTTATGACACAAGGTATGGATGGTTACATACCAAGTGGTGGTGGTTCTGCACCTGTTACTCCATCGCCTGCACCTACTACTAATAGTAATGCAGTACCTGATTGGGCTAAGTAATGATGGAAAGCATAGCAAGGGCTAACTGACCTTAGTCTACTTGCAAGTCGCTTGGGTAGTGCGATGCCCTAAAACTACCCACCATTTATAGCCAATGAGAGACAAATGATTTTAAGACCATATCAAGAAATAGCAGTACAAGATGCTTCTAATGCTTTGGACAAGCATAAGAATACTATAGTTGTTGCACCAACAGGTGCAGGTAAAACAATTATGCTATCTGCATTGATTGGCAAACGATACAAAAAAGGCAAAAAGATTTTAGTGCTGCAACATCGAGATGAGCTTGTAGGACAGAACAAAAACAAATTTTCTCGTGTTAATCCAAAAATATCTACGTCTATCGTAGATGCTTCAGAAAAAAACTGGGATGGTAGCACAGTATTTAGTATGGTGCAGACACTATCCAGACCGAACAATTTAGCTAATATGTCCAAAGTAGACATGATGGTGATAGATGAAAGTCACCATGCCATAGCAGATACATATGTCAGAATTATAAACAAAGTTAAAGAAGCTAATGAGTCAGTTGAGATTGTTGGCTTTACTGCTACACCTAACCGTGGAGATAGAAAAGGTTTAAAAGGTGTGTTCAACAACTGCTCACATCAGATCGAGATAGCTAATCTTATACGAGAGGGTTTTCTTGTACCACCAAAGACATTCGTAATTGATGTCGGAGTGCAGCAGGATTTACAAAATGTTCGTAAAACTGTGTCAGATTTTGACATGGGACAGGTCGAGCAGATAATGAACAAACGTGCAATCAACGAAAAGATTGTCGAAGAGTGGCAAGAAAAAGCAGGAAACAGAAAGACAGTTATATTTTGTAGCACAGTGGTTCATGCACATGATTTATGTGATGAGTTTAGAAGATCTAAAATCCGTGCAGAAATTGTCACAGGTGAAACACCATCGGAAGAAAGAAAACAAATACTGCATGATCTGGAACATGGTGACGTACAAGTCGTGGTTAATGTTGCAGTATTAACAGAGGGCTTTGATGCACCACCTGTCAGTTGCATTGTGCTTACAAGACCATGTTCGTACAAATCCACAATGGTGCAGATGATTGGTCGTGGTTTGCGAACAATAGATCCTGAGACACATCCTGGAATAATTAAAAAAGATTGTATTGTATTAGACTTTGGCACGAGTGTGTTGACACATGGATCTTTAGATGAGGGTGTTGATCTTGATGGCAAAGATAAAATGCAACAAGGATCAGGACCTGAGAAAGTATGTCCTAATTGTAAATGTCTTATACCTTTGAGTGTCCGTGTTTGTCCTATGTGTGGACATGAGATCGAGATGCAGGCAAAGGAGATGCTTGAAACATTTGAGATGACAGAGGTTGATCTTATTGATAGATCTCCGTTTAGATGGATTGATTTATTTAACAATGGCAGGTGCATGTCAGCTAGTGGATTTAATGGTTTTGGTTTAGTAGCACATTTAGATGACGTTTCTGTAGCCTTAGTTAAGCGTACAAGAGGTAAACTTAGAGTTGTAGGTGTTGGGACCAAAGAACAAGCTTTGGCTTCTGCTGATGATTTTTTGAGGGAAATTGAAGATAGTGATGGAGCTAAGAAAGGTAAAAGATGGCTCAACCAAGCTATGACAGATAAACAAAGAGAGGCTTTGGCTAGAGAGAACAAAATTGTAAGTCAGTTGGACTTAAGTTTTAGTAAATATAAAGCTGCATGCTGGTTAAATTACTTGTGGAACAAAAAAGAAATAGATGGCAGAGTTTTAGATTATTATGGAGGAGATGAGAATGCAGCGTAGTGAAGCATTACAAAAAGCCGAACAATTAATTAACGGAGCTAGAGCTAGGACACATGGAGATGCAAAAGATACACATGAGTCAATAGCTAAAATTATGAATGTATTATGGAGACATAAACTTAAAGCAGAACTTACTTATGATGACATATATAAATTTTGCATAGTGCAAAAACTTGTTCGGGACTCTCAAAATCCAAAAAATATGGATAATCCAATAGATGTAATAGGATACGGAGCTTTATGGGCAGAGGGTAAAAGTGGCAAGAATTAACGTGGATTATCAATTAAACATGAAATCTAAAAGTAATACTCAATATATTCTTGAGGGTAGTATAGTTGTGCCAATATTTTTAGAGGATGATAACGATCATGTATTAGATCATATTGATAAATTTATCGGGAAAGCTATTGATGACACGGATGATGAATTATTAGGTGGTACAATAGTGGCTGAATTTTTAGGTGTAAGTCATTATTTTGATTTTATGGTAACAGAAGGAGGAGGAAAAAGATGGAACAACATGGTAACAGGGACAGACACGATACATTAAAGATACTGTCCGAACAATTTGCAAAAATAGGTTGGGATAAAAAACTGCAGCATTTGACACGAGACGAAGCTCTTGCCATAATTGATGCCATTCAATCAGCTAGTGGAGACAATAGTGGCATTCTCGACCTTAATCCAAACTCAAACATACTCGAAGATGACGAAATACCCTTCTAAAATGTTGCAGCAGGAAATATCAAATATAATAGATAAAGCTATTGTTGATCGGAACAAGGAGGTCAAAAAAAGAACATATATTGGTGCTTCTAGTTTAGGAGACTCCTGTTCCAGAAAGATACAATATCGGTATATGGGTCAAACTATTGATGATGATCGGGACTTTGATGCTAAGACACTACGTATATTTCAGTTTGGTCACGAAATAGAATTTAGTGTGGCTGGTTGGCTAAGACAAGCTGGGTTTGATTTGCGAGTCCAGGATAAAAATGGCGAACAATTTGGATTTAGCATAGCAGAAGGAGAAGTAAAAGGTCATATAGATGGTGTCATATGTAACGGACCTTTGGAGACAAAGTATCCTATGTTGTGGGAATGTAAGTCAGCCAATGATAAAAAGTTTAGAGAGTTTCAAACGAAAGGTGTGGTAATAGCTAATCCTGTGTATGCTGCACAAGTTGCATTGTATCAAGCTTATATGCAACTAACAGACAATCCTTGTTTGTTTACTGTGCTTAATAAAAACACAAGCGATATATATTATGAGTTTATACCTTTTAACAAAGCCCTTGCACAGGAGATCAGTGATAAAGCAGTTTTAATATTAGAAGCCACAAAAGCAAATGAGATGTTGCCACGTATAGCACAGTCTCGTGATTACTTTGCTTGTAAATATTGTGAGTTTCAAGATAGTTGTTGGAGTAATTAATATGAGGGAGAAGGTAGCATCTCCCCCATATACTTCAGCCAATGAAGTGAGGTTAGTATAATGAACATTATAAAACTTGGCAATAAGAATAGAGACATGTCAGCCAATGAATTAGTCGATATGATAAGTCAAAAAGTTCCAGCCAGTGTGCAAATAGATGAATTAAAAAATACATTTCCACATGGAATTGTTCGGGGTGACGTGTTCACCATCGGGTCATTAGATGGAGAGGCTGGTAAATCTCTTAAAATAGATATTAATCCAAGGTCACCTTATTTTATGAAGGGTTCAGACTTCAACGGATCACAGGGTATCGGGGGTATAGTTAAAATTTTGATGGAAGGTAGAGGTATGCGTCTACCTGAAATAAAAGAATTGTTCGCAAATTATCTGGACGAAACGGCTCCTCCTCCAGTTGAACAAGACATACCACAAGAGTTAGGAATAACATTTAAAAGAGCTATTGACGTAAATACACCTTATGACTCCGAACATTTATACCTGTCAGGTGATGGGGAAATATTATGCCGTGTCAGAAGATATAATATAAAAGACGAGCTTGGTAATCCAGTTATGGATAGTCATGGAAAGCCTAAGAAAGAGTTTAGACAGTTTACAGACTCGCCATATCCAAGGATTCCTGATGTTAGACCATTATATAACATACCAAATATTGTTGCTTCTGATAAAATTATATGGGTTGAGGGCGAGAAGTGTGCTGATGCTTTAAATGAGATCGGATATACTGCTACCTGCACTATGGGTGGTGCAGGGATGTTATCACGTAAATCAGCCAGTAGATTTGATTTTAGCCCTTTACAGGACAAAGAACTTATCATATGGGGGGATAATGACAATGCAGGTCGTAAGGTAGCTGAACTAGTACAGGAACTGGCTTTGAATGCAGGAGCTAGATCGGTTACAACATTAACACCACCAAGAGGTAAACCTGAAGGTTGGGATGCAGTTGATGCCATATCTGAAAGCTTTGATGTACAACATTTTTTAAACACTACAGTCAAGCATACAAAGCGTAATATAAATTTACTAGATGATAGCCTCCTGGTCAGCAGATTCGAAGGTCATGCACCCGAACAAAAGTTTTTAGTCGATGGCACATTTCCGTTAGGTGTACCAATAATTTTTTCGGCAGCAGGAGATGCTGGTAAAGGTATGATGACATTGGATCTAGCAATGAAAGTAGCATCGGGTCAGCCCTTATCGGAGAGTTTTGGGAGCTCCATCGGGGAGTTTGGTAACGTGGTTATATTTACAGCAGAAGATGATGAAGCAGAAATGCACAGAAGAATCGAGCGTTTAGATCCGAACAATTTGCGATTTTCCTACAGGCATGAGCTTCGTGTGGTGTCACTTCCGAATGTAGGAGGTGTGTTTCCAATACTTCAGGATACTAGAGATGGATACAGCACCAGCGAAGAATTTAACAAATTATACGAACAATTATTACAGATAAATGACCTGAAGCTCATTATTTTTGATCCGTTAGCTTCGTTTGTGCATGCTGATGTCAATGCAGATCCTGCTGCAGGAGCAGCTTTAACTGGATTATTAGCTCAAATCGGAACTGAAACTGGAGCTTCGGTGATTATGTGTCACCATATGACAAAGATTAAAGATGATACTGTTATCAATACTCCTGAACAAGCAAGGTTGCTCATTAGAGGTACGTCAGCACTTGTTGATGGTGTCAGATGTGCCTTCGCATTGTGGCAAGTCGATGAGGCAAGTGGTCGTAGACGTTGTCAAGATATTGGAACTGAGTATGAACGTAATAGATGTTTTGATGGTGCAGTTGTAAAAAGTAATGGACCAGCCAACAGAAATATTAGACATTTTGTTAGAAATAGTTACTCTGGATTATTAGAAGATAAGACAGAAGAGATCAAACGATTGCATTCTGGCTCAAATAGAGAGATTAAAAAGGATGCTCTATACGCTTGGATTGCAACCTGTGAGAGGGAGGGCAGAGCTTTGACACAACAGTCAGGTGCAGATGCTATAGGACAAAGACTAGCGTCAGACCATGATGCACCACAAGTCTTAAACAACCTTACACAAAGAAGTATTGATGGAATTGTTCGGGAACTTATTAGAGAAGCTCGCATCGGGAAGTATTCTTTTTCTGCATCGGGAGGTCGTAAGTGGCTCGGAACAGTTGATGGCGTTATGTCTCGTGGAGAATACGAGGCTACAACGGCTACAGACAATGTCTAAGAAAAGAAAATTAAGTAAAGTAAGTAAAAATTATAACGATCTTCGTGCCTATACAAAAAAAATATTAAACAAAAAAACTGTGCTAGATGAGTCCGAACAATTATTCGAAGATGATCCCAGGGCAGCCAAAGAAGTTGAGTACGGTCGTGTTATTAGGAAACCTACACAAATTTTTTCAAGAAACATAATTGACGATTTATAAATAATTATTTTTATGCTTGACTATCTATGTAATGATTGCTATCTATGAATATAAATAACTATCAAAAAGGAGCAAGTAGATGAGTATAGTTAAATTAGAAGTAAAAAATATTAGTCACTATGCAAGAGGTTCAGAAGAAACACCTTGTTACAATGCAACAGTTTACATCAATGGCAAAAAAGCAGTTGAAGTATCTAATGATGGACATGGTGGAAGTGATAGACAACACACCTATCCCGAATGTGATTTTAGACTTCAAGACATTGATAAATGGTGCGTTGAAAAGTTTGGTCAAGAGACTTGGGAGTATGGTGGAAAGACCTATTCCACAGATTTAGACTTAGAGCATTATTGCCATCAAGAATTATATAATTGGCTTGATGCTAAATTGTTAAAGAAAGAACTAAAAAAGAAATATCTTTGTATTGAAAAAGAAAAAGATGAAGAGTTTATAGTTTCTTTTAAAAGAAATTCCACAGACAAAGGACATGATGATGCGTTTGTCAGACATCTTGAAAGAAAATATCCTCACATGGTGGATAAGTGTTTAAACTTTCTACCATTCGATCAAGCCTTAGAAATATTTAAGGAATATGCATAATGAGTAGATATAAAGATATGATGATAGGAGTAATGGGGGACTTTTACTCCTATCTTAATGATGATGGCATGACAAATGAACAAGCCATTGCTAAAATTAAAAAATCTTATGGCGAGCATTGGGAAGAATATGTTCGTGACGAGATCAAACGAGAGGAGCAAGAATATGAGACCATTGGTTAGACGTATAGATATGGCATTACATATTCAGCAGTTGTGTGCAGATTATGGCATCACTGTTACTTATCAATCATTAAATGACGAAATACCTAGATATTATGCTAATCCAGGTCAAAAGCATATTCACATAAGACCTACAAAAAACACAGGTTACTATGTGTCAGCTTTGCATGAGATTGGACATATTATGGGCGATAATCAATCCTATAATAACACAGTAAAGGAGAGAGAAATTGGTGCATGGATTTGGGCAATGCTTAATGCAAAAGTATGGACAGATACGGCAGATCGTGTCATGGCGAATGCTTTGTCGTCTTATGGTGTTAATCAAGAGGAGAGCAGGGAAATCCAACAAAGATGGAATCCCTGTCACAGGGACGATGAAGAACAAGTCGCAGTTTAATGAAATCTTTATGAGAAACTTAATTGCTCATATCAACAATGCAACTCCCACTAGGGAGTTGTCTTTGTTTGATAAGATTTATATTAAGGTGGTCAAGCTATGTCGAAGATGATTGTCTATATCTGCGTTATGTGGATTACAGGTGCAGAGCAAAAAGATGTAACTCAATGTATTTGGCACACTAGCCAAGTCAAATATCAAACCTTAGATCAGTGTAAAGCTGATCTAAGTAAGTCTTTGGAACTATTAAGACTTAGAATACGTCAAGAGTTTGGGAACAAACCTAAACAAATTTTTATCCAACCAAATTGTGTTTTGAGGTCATAAAATGAAAGCTAAAAGCAAAACCTGTTGCAACTGCAACGAAGAAATTGTTCAAGGTATGGGTTTCCCACTTATGGAAAAAAGCATATGTATGAGTTGTTTTGTACATTTCGGATTAGCACAGAAAATGGACATAAGCATGCTGCACTACCAAAATTGTTCGGAGTCAAATTGCTTTACCTGTGAATATGCGTTCATAAAAGCACTATGGGCATTGAACTACAAACAGACTCAAATGGGTAATTGGTACAAGCGTACCAGCGACCCGAAAATTGTTCGTATTTATGATGAATTACTTACCAACATACCAACTTACTCGGTAAGTAGATTAGAGGGTAAGTTGTAAGTTGTTGATTTTACTAGGTAAATTATACTCACTTACACAGGTTACCAAATGCCTTGGTAAGTATTTTTTGCCCTGTAAGTCATTGATTTTATTGAAACTTACCAACTTACCGAACTTCCCCCCCTATAGGGGGTATAGGGGGGTGGTAAGTAACCACCACCCCCTATCCCAATAACGTAACCACAAGGAGCAGTAACCTATGCCAAGAGTAGGCGAAAATTTACCAAAAGAACAAAGAGAAAAAGGACTTAAAAGATTGACTCAGCGTCAACAGGATTTTTTAGATAACTTTGTTCATCGGGATATGACACAAACTGCGTCAGCCCGACAAGCAGGATATAGTAACCCTTCAGTAGATGCAGTCAGATTACTTCGTAACGAGGTCGTACAGGAGCGATTACAGGAGATGTACGAGGAGAATAGGTCTAGGTTTGGTGTAACGCTAGATAAATCTCTTCGTGACCTTTTAAAGATACGTAATGAGGCTATAGATCGTGAAAGATACGGTGAAGCTATTCGGGCTGAAGAATTACGCTTAAAAGCCTCAGGATTGCTTGTAAATAAAGCCCATGTGCTACATGAGAAAGTAGATAGCATGACAAAGGAAGATATATTGGCTGAACTGGACAATTTGCAACGAAAAGCACAGGAAAGAATGAAAAAAGCCAACGCTACCCACACATACCCAAAAAAGATAGGTAAAAATAGCTAAATGTGGGCTAATCGGGGTCTGCACTTGCTGTGTCGGGTGACGGAGTTGCCGAACAATTCCCAGTAGGATCGGGATCGGGAGGCTGGATCGGACTTCTGGTCGCTGCCAATGCGTATAATTGTTCGGATTCAGGTGCAGGTGATCGGGATCGGATCGGGCTCCAGCCCTGCCTCCAGAGGTGAATGCTCACAATTGTTCGGGTTCAGGGTCCTGCTGCCTGGCTGGAAGCAGGTGATGCAGCCTGAAGCTGGTCGGGATCGGGTCTGCTGCCTGGCGTACCTGCTGGTGAGTCCGAACAATTGTCTGCTTTCAGGACCAGGCAGGTGACGCTGCCTCCAGGGATCAAGGGTGAATCGGATCGGAACTCGCTGCGTCCAGGCGTGAATACGCACAATTGTTCGAGCTGGAGGCACAGCAGGTCAGGCAGCCGTGCTGTACCTGGAAGGATCGCTGCCTCCAGAAGGAATCCGAACAATTGTTCGAACTCACACGGCAGCCACGGCACCAGGGAGGCAGCGTAAAAAAAATAAAAAAAGTTTATTTACTGGTTGACATATTGTAATCATTACTATATATTATATATATTCATTCAGCCAAAGGAGAAGAAAAATGGATAAAGAAAAAGTAAAAGCAGTTGCTCAACATATGGAGCTTAACGATCACGACGCAAAAGGTATTACATTTACAGAGGATAATTATTATACTTTCGCAAATGAAGAATACTTGGTTTTGACGGATGATGAAGCAGATGAGAAAGTAAAAGAATACATTAAGGGAACAGTCTGGGCATTTAATCCAACTTTTTTAGCTGACCATTCTTGCATTGATCAAGTAGTTATTGAGAAGTTGCAAGAGTCTTGCGAGTCAGCAAATGAAGCCTTACTTAAACTTATTAAAAACTTTGATAACTTTGTAGAAGATGCAGTTAGATGTGACGGAAGAGGTCACTTCCTAGCTGTATATGACCACAACGAAAACGAGCAGGGGGACTTCTACCTTTATCGTACAAACTAATCGGGCAAATTGTTCGGGATCAATCGGGAGTCGGGGTGACCTGCTCCCGATTTTTTTTGTTCTGGTTCAGGATCTGGTTCCAGCAGGTAACGCATGCAGCGTGAATTCCGAACAATTGTTCGCTTTCATACGCATGCTGCTGCAAATTTTTGCTGGACAAAAAAAATAAATTATTTTGTTGACAGGTGTAGTAATGATTGCTATATTAGAATCATAACAAACACAGGAAAGGAAATGTTATGAACGATGATGTAGTCTTTTACAAAGTAAAGAAGAAAGCCAACAATCACTGGGAGGCTTTCGCCAATGGTAAAAAAATGGTACACGATATGCCTTTCTTCAAAACCAAGAAAGAAGCAATATCTTTTCTACAGAGGTATTATATCAGGTACGAAATAGAAAATACTCTCCTTCTAATGCCTCCACTCAGATAATCGGGATCGGGCTTTATCGGGGTCAGCTTCTGCTGGCTCCTTTTTTTTTGCCTCCACTCAGGTAAAGGTTTTACAGGTTTTGCTTCACCTGCCCAGGGGAAACTACGCACAATTGTTCGGAGTCGCATGCGAAGCAGGTTGCCTGGTAGAAGCTGTACCTGATGAAATTGTTCGTAGTTGTCCCTGGAATAAAAAAAGAGCCGAGAAAATAATGGAAAGGAATCTCGGCTCTTCATTCAATATTTAAGAATAATATATATATAG